GAACAATAGTAAAATCAAAGTGTATTGCTAGAATTACTCCTAGCATTAAAAGAACATAACCACTTAATAAAGTAAATAATCTCATCTAATACTCCATTTCTTTGCAGTTCTATATCCCCATGCGTCTAAATCATAATAGACATAGTACTCCTCGCCTTTCTTGTTTGTATCTATACGAGATTTCTCGTCATGCACTCCTCGTCTAGAGATATGTTTTTTATCTTTTTGAGAGTAATAAACTATTGTGCCATTGCCCTCGGTTGGTAATTGTTTTCTTTCTGCTGTCATATTTATATTTCCTTTCTGCCCTATCCTACAATAAGTAGGATAGGGTTGTCAATAGTTAATTTAAACTATTTTCTGCCTGTTGTTTTTCATACAACAATCTAGCTTTAATTTTATCCTTTCTATCAACATGTTTATTTTTCATGCCTTTTATTCTTTCAGCTAGATTTTTCGGATTGTAAATAACTAGCCCTGTACTATTAGTTCTAATTATTTCTGCATCTGTAATATTTAAACCAAGTTCAGTACAAAGTTCTAATGCCTCGTCTAAATATTTATAACCTTTTAAACCAATTTTGATTTCTTTCATTTGGTCTAAAATACTTTTTATCCATTTATAATGTGCAATTATAAATTGACCTTTTTTTGATTTCCAATCTTGTAAGATTAAAAATTCATCTTCATTACAAGCAATAGACCTATCTCTACAATAATCACGACCAATTAAATCTAATTGATATTTTTCGTTCCATTGTTTTCCATAGCCATTGTCATCACTACCAAGATATTTATTATTGTTATCTTTATACTTTGTCCAATGAGGATTGCTTTCTTTACCCTCTTGTTCAATGTTTATATCTGGGTTGCAATCTTCTTGTGCTTTTAGTTCATCACGATAAAGAGCATAACCATATTCATTGTCGCCACGATTATAACTATCATTATTGTTCATGTCTAAAGAACCATTTAATCTAAAATCAAAATGTTTCTCAATGGTACTCGGAACCATTTTGACATTGTTGTCATAATCTCGTTCTTCTTTCATGCCTTGATAGTGAAAATGAAAGCAACTATCTTTTGCAATAGTCGAAACATTTTCAAACTTGTTTTGAAGATAATATGCTTTTGCAACATCATCATCAGTATAGTGTCGTCTAACGATAGTTTCAGCAACTTTCCATGCCTTATCATTAAGGTCAATTTGTTCTGCTTTCATCTCGTCATACTTCTTTTTTTCTTGTGTATCTTCTTGTTCCAAGTGTACTCTCATACGATTAGCAATCTTGGTACGATACTCTTGATTTAGTCTTATTCTCATAAGTTTCCTTTCTGTTAATAAAATGTTTTTATACTATTGACATTTATTGTCAAGGGATTATATAGGATTTATCTTTTTAAGGTGTTTGGAATTTAACAGAACGTTCGACCCAGTAAAAGATAGAGCCCTTGATACCCGTGAGAAATCCGTGTGTTACGTTAGGGGCTTCGGGACAACTTGCAGTTGTAAAACAAGGTGCTGTTCACACCTACCTTTCGCAGCTGCAACTGATCCCTGGTCCAATGGATACAGGCCCGACGGAAAGCAGAAACTGTATCTGAGAATGTCGGTGTTGCGCGATTGGACCTGGGATCAGTCAACACCCCAATAGCTATGGGTGGAGGAAACTCTAGAGAGTTGGCTGGTCTATAGAAAGATATTATGAAGAGAATTAAAAACAACGACTTGACTCACTATTTCCTTTCGGACCATAGGCAGCTGCCAGCGTCATATCTGGCCAGCTGCCGGAAATTCTTCGAAAACCTAAAGCCCCAAGCCCCAAGCTCCGGGAGCCACAAGCCGCAAGCTTCAAGCTTGACAGCAGGTCCGGACTGTGTTATAGGATATTCAAGGAGAAAGAATAAATGAATACAAAAGAAGCATTACAAATAGTTGGAGGCCTGAGCAAGCCTTCAAAAATGCCTGGCTGGTCTTACGGCCTGCCGGCCAAAGAATGTAAAACTGGCTCGAAGCTCCGGAAGGTACCAGGGTCGACCTGCTATGACTGTTACGCGTTAAAAGGTTGTTACGTGTTTAAGGTGGTCCAGGATGCACAGTACCGCCGGCTGGCAGCCATCAGGCACCCGCTCTGGGTCCAGGCAATGGCTCACCTGATCAACAGTAAAAAAGCAGATGTCTTTAGATGGCACGACTCCGGGGACGTCCAGGACCTCGATCACCTAAACAAAATATACGAAGTCTGCAGGTTGACCCCGGACCGCAAGCACTGGATGCCAACGCGTGAAGCGTGGATACAGAAGCACGAGCACCGGGCACCAGATAACCTGACAATAAGATTTTCCATGCCCATGGTAGACCAGGCACCAGCGGGCGGCTTTAACAACTATTCAACCGTGGTGAAGGCCGGCGCGACGTGTCCAGCTCCGAAGCAAGACAACGAATGCAGAGACTGCAGAAATTGCTGGAATAAAGAAATTAAAAATGTATCATATGGAATTCACTAATGGAATTTAGACACCCAAAATATTATAAAGAATTACGTAAGCTGCGTAATAAACTGGATCAGTCAATTAGCTTAAGTCCTGGCGACGGTCAGGTAGAGCGTTCGACTGGTCCGGGCCCCAAGCAGCAAGCCACAAGCAACAAGCCTCAAGCTCCAAGCTTAGAGAAGAAAGAGCCACAAGCCTCAAGCGACAAGCAGCAAGCTTCAAGCGCCAAGCCACAAGCTTCAAGCTCCAAGATCTGAGAACCACGGAAAAGTTTCACGGTCCCTGAACCAAGGTGCTGGACCATGATAAACGTGTTGGTAGGATGCTTCACGTGGAAGCTAATTTGATGTGGTGAAAGACGTACCTTGTTACCCTTCGTAACTTTGAGTTCTACTGTGAAAAAGTGGCCAGAAGTATTACAGGCCAATAGATCAGGAGTGCCAAGTAGGCTATGATTTTCCAGTCTAATCCACGAAATATGTGGAATAGATTTCTTAATTTTTTCATAAAATTTTCTCTCAGGTTTCAAGGTAACTAGTGCTGTCTAATCGATGGGAGTAGGGGCAATAATTAATTCTTCTCTTGTTGGTTTCAATACAACACGAATAGAATCTTGTCCAATAATATTTGCTTCTTGCACTTCAATTCTTCCAATTTTTTCTAAATGCTTTCCCACCTGCATATAGATGGTAGCGTTAGATACAGCGTTGCCTCTTCTTCCATTAGGGCCTTCGGTAAATTTATCTAAATACTCTTGTAGATGTTTTACGTACATTATTTTTTCTCCATAAGTTTGCCAACTAACTCTTGATGCTTTTTACTAATCTCTTCTAAATCTTTAATTCTTTCTCCTGCTTGTCTGCATTTGTTTTGCAAAAACTCTATTTGTTTTTTCTGTCTTTCTATTGTCTCTTCCAAATCGTTATAACCTCTTTGAATCTGAGCTGATGTCTTATATACTTTCATGATTGACAATATAGGATAGTTACCTTAAATTGTCAATCATGGGTTTACCAAAAAGATTAACAGAAATGCAAATGAGATTTGCAGAGTTTTTAGTATTCGGTGATGAGACCGGACCACTTACACAGACAGAGGCAGCAGTAAAAGCAGGTTATAGTCCTAAACGTGCTAGACAAGAAGGATCAGAGTTATGCAATCCCAGGTTGTCACCGCTTGTAGTTAAATACATAGGTGAGTTAAGAGAAGAGAGACTTAGAAAGCATGAAGTTACTTACGAGGGCCACGTTGCAGAGCTTGCTCGATTGCGTGAAGCAGCTTTGAAAAAGGGTAGTTTTTCATCTGCGGTAAATGCTGAAGCAAACCGAGGCAAAGCAGCAGGATTATATATAGACCGCAAAATAATAAAAACAGGAAAATTAGAGGACCTATCAGAAGCAGAATTAGAAAACAAAATGAAACAAATTCTATCCGACTACGCACCGCTTTTAAACGCGAAGACTGTTGAGGGGGAGTCATCTGACATTAAATCTTCTGAATCTTCTTCACCCACTGACGAGGAATCATCGTTCGATCCCCAAAAGTAATACCATCTTCATCCTTATCGTACGAGGCAAATAGTTTTACAGAGTCCTTATCTTTTGAATACAACCAACCTTCAT